CTCTTTAACATTCGACCACCGTTATAAATTAATTGTTTCCAATGAGAACTGTGGAGATGAGGGAACCAGAGGATTGATGGTAGGGTTCAGAGATAGAGGACGCCCACAAACGAACTCCTCTAGTGGACTTGAATTTGTCATTCTCAGAACGGAGGGAGCGGACGATGCGGACTGGAGCCAGAGCGTTATTATAAGCAGTGAAGTTTCTGGCGCAGGAAGTGCATCTAGCTGTGTAACAGAGAAAGGGTTCGTAATACCGCTCGGCGTGACTACGGATAGCGGTAAGGATATAGGTCAATCTGACTCTGAGTTTGCTCATTATAATGTATCTTATGATGTCTTAGGAGATACTATAGCTGTCTATCTAGACGGAGAATTCTTGTCTTCAGGAGTGGCGTCAACCTCCTTCGGGACCAACCCTGGCACCTCCCTGGACGTGCCTTCTCGAATAACAAATACAAGCCATAACGACGAGTATGGTAGGTTTGGAGAGAGTTTGTACTCTAGAGCCAGCTTCCCCACCTTTCCTGTGTTTACTCCATGGATTCTAGGAGGTGGTTTCACCGATGGTATCTTCGAAGCGTCCTCCGTCGTTAAAACCCCCCCAGGATTCCTCGGAAGCAATACTGATAAATCTTTCTATATAGAGGGTGAGGTTGGACCTAAGGGAGCTGTTTTAGGACAACACACGAATTCTGGCGAGCCACCTGTGCCAGGACTGGGAGGATATACCAAAAGCGCCCCTTCTAATAAGTTCGCGAGGAGCGGTCTCGAAGGATTCTTAGGAAGTTTCAAGGTGTATACGAAGCCCCTAGATAATAAAGAGGTTTTGTTGAATTACGATGCACAGAAAGCATACTTCAAGAACATTCTAACTAACACGCCGAGAACATTATAATGTCAATTTACGGAGATTTCGCATTTAAAACTACGGAGGATATAACCAAAAGCATCCTCGGTACCGCGTTTCCTGTAAGAACGACTAATACTGGAGGGTATTTCAGTAGGGCGACAGATAAAATGGCTCTCAAAGCTGGACTAATCCAGCTTATTCTCACTAGAAGAGGCGAGCGTGTGATGATGCCAGATTTTGGTACTGATATTAGGGAGTCTGTATTTGCTCCTTTAGATATGTCTACCGCAGCCACATTGGGCTCTCAGATATCCACTACTATTTCCAAATACGAAAAGAGGGTTATTTTAAAGAATCTTGATGTCGTCCCTGATGAGTCTAACAACACTTTAAGTATCGCGCTAACGTTCTCTGTTAAGGAGAATATATTAGGGTCCGAGTCTTTGAATATTTCTGTAACCCAACGAGGGTTCTCCATAACATAATGCCTGTAAATAACGTTCCTAATAGTAACCCAGCTTTCAGCGGTTTGTACAATACCGCTGGATTTGACGGTCAAGTAACTTCCGATTTTATGAGGGCTGGTCTCATACCTCCGAACCTCAGGAAGAATTTAATAAACTACGCTGATGCGGATTTCGATGGATTGAAGTCCAACATCCTAGAGTACGTGAAGGCTGTGTATCCCGAGGACTTTAATAATTTTTCTGAGTCTGACCTAGGGATTATGATGGTAGAACTAGTGGCATATATGGGAGCGGTCCTCTCCTTTAAAGCTGATGCGACAGCTCAAGAACTCTATTTGCCGACAGCTAGGAAGACTACGAGCGTTAGGAAACTACTAGAGCTTATTGGAGTTCATATGCGAGGTCCTAACTCTAGTAAAGCTTCGTGTTCTCTAGCGTTGCATGACCTAGAACAGGCTATAGCCTCTGGAGAAACTTTTGTTATTTCTAATGTGAATAGGACTATTAATTCTCAAAGCACAAGGGATTCTTTGCCTTTGAGCTATTCGATGTACAAACTGATGGCTAACGGAGATATAGATACGTCGTCCTTAGATATTGAACTCCATGTCTCCGATTCGATTGGTGGAATAGGCACAACTTTCCCATTGATATTTCTGGAAGGGATGATGCAGGTACAGGACGGTTCCTTCTCCAATGTACCCTCTCAACAAACAATTTACGTATCTACTCCTTCAGTAATCGAAGGTAGTGTTGTGGTATCGGGCATTGACGGTATATTCAATGAAATAGACAGTCTGTTTTTCGCTTCTGGTGGAGAGGACATGGTGTTTGAGAAGAGATATAGAGATGACTATTCTGTGGATTTATACTTCGGGGACGGGNTACGAGGAAGAGCTCCTCTTCCAGCCAGTGAGTATAAAGTTCTATTCAGGCATGGAGGAGGAGTCAGGGGAGATATTCCAAAGGAGCANATAAACGCAACCATTCCTTCCACAAAGCTTCCCTCTGTAGAGGCTGCGAAGATGATTGCGACGAACAACACCGCTGGCACAGGAGGTTTCAATGCAGAAACTCCTGACCTAGCTAAGAGGTTTGGACCTCAATGGTTTGCCACGCAATATAGAGCAGTGACTGGGGAGGATTATACCACTTTCGCAACTCGTTATATCTCTGACCAAGGTCAGGTAGGAAAAGCTTTAGCGATGCTTAGGGATAACGGAGGTGCGGGTAACATGATTGACATCTACACTTTGACTAGAGCGTCAGACAATCAACTGGAGAGGGCTAATTTCTCTTTCAAGGAGGGAATGTTGTCCTATCTGAATAAGTACAAAATGTTGACTGATGAACTCACTATTGTAGACGGGCTCGTTAGGACCTTGGACTTGGTCGCCACTGTGTTCGTGGATAGGGACCGTCAGTTGAATTCCCAGGATATCCAGGGGAGAGTGTCCTNAAGGATTCAGGAATTTTTCGATATAGTTAATATAGACTTCGGTACTCCNATTAAATGGGCGGATTTNACAAANCATGTTTTAGAGGACANTGCGGTAAGATTCTTCAAAGTGGAGAACTATTCCAATGATATTTACCCTCAATTTAATGAAATCGTACAGCTTAACAACTTTGAACTGAACTTACAGGTAGTATAATGGCGGACAAGAAATCGTACACCAAGTACAACTACATCGATGTTGTCCAACGCATTACTCCAGAATTCTATAGAGTTCTTGATTANAATGAATATGGTGACGAGGAAGATATTTCNTATGCTTTTCTTGGAAAGATATTAAGAGCTGCTTTAGAGTCTGATGCGTATATGGATGTTAGCGGAGAGGATACNTCCTCCTTGGCAAGGTTCTTTTCCCCTCTCTATAAAACATCTGATATATCTCCCTACTCCTTTGAACGTTCAGTTCTTTTTCCATTTGGTAAGAAGCTAATAGATTTTTCTTCGGACAAGGAGCTTATTGATTACTTCTCTGGCACGATTCAGCCAGCCGCTGCTTTAAACAATCCTATAGGATTTGCAAGTGCCTTGTCTTCAACGGTGTCCTCGATATATGAAGACATTGGACTGACTCACAGGTATCTTATGGATAACTTGGGCTGGTTCTATTTACTTAACACTTCTTCCCCTTTTGGCGTGTCTCCCAATACTTTAGTGGCGTCGTCATTGATTCCTACTATTAGGACTGGGCGTACGGCATATCTGTCTGAAGGAGTAAAGCTTCTATTTAAGTATTTCTGGGTAGCTAGAGAGGAGTCTGGTCAGTTTAACTCACTGTTTCCACCTGCGTACACGCGGGCGGCAGATTTGATTCCCTCGGAAGCTTCGCTGTCGGGTAATCAGATGCTCCCACTGGTAGACCTGCACATCGACACGTGGTTGAGCCCCGCTAATAAGGACCCAGAGTTCGTGGACTCTTCCCTAGAGATAATCCTGGGAGGAGGGGACTTCCCTGAAAAGATGCGGGACGCAGGTCCTTTTCAACGATTCCTAAAGGCTATAAGTCTGGGCATGGCGGATATAGACAATATTGTTGATGATATATCGCAGTTGTTAGACATAGACACGTGTCCCGAGCAGTTCTTAGAATTCTTAGGTTATTATATCGGATGGGAGTTTATTACAGGCGACTTTAAGAAGTGGCGTGGTCAGCTTAGAGATGCAGTNCTGGCGTACAAGACCAAGGGAAGTAATCAAGGGGTGGATGCGGTACTTAGATTGATTTTCCCTACAGGGCTTTTCGAGGGCTCTGATATCAGGGAGTGCTGGGAATACTACGTTCCCAAAATGATGTTCTATCTCATCTACACCCAGTCCTTTCTGGCTAGAGAGAAGATTAATATAACCTACCTTACTCAGGATGAGGTTTTCAAAGGAGGGTGGGACCCACGTCTTACTTGGAATGTGGCTGCTTCCGCATCCTTTGAGAGCGGAAGGGCTAACCATAAAGATAACGCTGCTTTTATGGTTGATGCCGTCTTGGAGAAGATGCATTTAACCTTTGGAAATATAAAAGTTCAGGGAGTCCCTTACACTGATTTAGAGGTTTTCCGATGCGCGTCTGGGTTTGCATACAGGGACAGAGTACTTGCAGTTCCCCCATGGGAAAAGTACGGGTTTTATAAGGAGACCCGTTTCGGTGAGGAGGTGGTAGACCACTTATGTACAACGCTCTCAGGCTCTAGAGAAAGCTTTGGGTTTGAGGTTCCCGTGTCTTCCGTGTCGGCGATGCAGTGGGCGATGAAGGAGTCGTTATCACTTTCAGGAGCGGATTTGAACGAGTCTCCTCCTTACGGGCTCAATAACGAGTTCAGGTTTTTTACCTCCTCACACGTGTTGCCTCCAAATGTTAGTGGCGTTACGGACCTTTTTGTTGATACGGACAAGGAATACATAGGATTGTTTGATTACTGGAATACCAAATCTTCTCATGTTTTTACTACCTTGTACGCTTCCTCGTTTGATTGGTTTGCGCAGGACTANGATACACAGAAAACGGGACCCGCCTTGCAGGCATTTCGGAAGGTTCTAGGTAAGTTCATACCTTTACACGTCACTCCTAAGATAATTGTTGATTTGTTTCTGGAGGACCCATACTGCGCTTCCGCTCTTCTATGTATGAAGGGGGACAACTGCGGAGAAAGTTTTAACACGCAGACCTTAGGTTCTATAAAATACAACGGGTATTTGGGTGCTAGCGGAACGGGAATACTGTCAGGGCTTGTAGTTAATTCCGATGGAAGGGTACTTCCAGCAAAGGGAGGATATTTTTGGACCAATTGGGGTTCCATTCCCAGGTCTGCTTCGCGAAGGAGAGGGTACAGGTACTCCTTACCTTGTTATCCTATTACCAGAACAGGCAAGTCGATGCCAGTGGCATTACAGCATTTCTACTTTGGCAATACGTCCGCATCCGTGAGCTCTGTTTCAAGTGATGACTATGTCAATACTTGGGAGTATATCGTCAAGGGTTTTGACTATCAGACACAGATGTATGTTGATATGTCTTCAAATGTCTGGAATGCAGACAGGACGTATCGAACTTATGATGGTAATTGTAACTGGGACACCTGTACAATCAGCGGTATAAACGTGTCGAGTACTTATCCTTCTAGGGCAGTTCCAGAGACAGACTATTTATGCTCTTCGTTCCCTGTCTACCGAGACACTATGGGGGGTGTTATAAAGTCTATGACTGAGTTGGAGATAGACAGGAATTCTACGTCAGCCACCTTCTCAGGTAACTACGTGGACTATGAGTGGGGTGAGTCCTATCACAGAGCTCACAATATTTACAACGATTATTTCAATAGAGTATTCAAGAACACTTACGACGCCATAAGACCATACTACGGAGGGTTTAGCTTTGCGTCATATGCTTACGGACCTACTCTCTTCAACAATAACTTTCACTATGACGGAGGGATTAGAGCTGCTGTATCATCTATAGCCGACCCTAATAACCTGTCAGCCACTCCATACAGTGTAGGATATAGACCGCAGTTTTCATCTGTTGTTGGGGGTTCCGAGTCTAAAGGTGAGACTTACGTCGGGTTCGATGGAAGTTCCAAGACCTTAGTAAGCCCTTATTTTGACACGCAACTACCAACTCCTTCGTCAACAGAGAACGGGACGAGGTCGTTCTACACAACCGAGATGCTGTCGTCAGTTTACGTGGAGCA